TAGAGTATTTTGAAGAAACCAATGATTGGATTATGGATAAAAATAATCCTGTTGACCACATAAGTGTTTATCCACTAATGTTATTCAAAAAGAACAAGGGTGACTATGGTTCTGAATTTAGTTTAAATCCAGAAATTTATGGATATGAAATAACAGACAATAATACATGGACATTAAAGAGTCAGAACCTTAACTATACTATATGTTCTATGTACGCTAATTCTATAATGTCTCGTAGAGACCCAATAAACAAGATTGCAGAATTTCAAATCATGACAGTTGCAAATCTAGGAATTAAGATTGACGAAATCTTAAATCTGAGATATAATGAACTAGAGTCTAAATACAATGTTTCGTCCATCAACAAGATGAAACTCCAACAATACAAGAGAATGATAGGTGTAAGATGTTAATTGATAAATTTGGTATTTCAGATCGAATCGAAGTTAAGTTGATCAAGAACGAAGTCAAGACTAGAAAGATCATTGCCGTTGGTGGAAGTCCAGGTACAGGCAAGACTACGCTATTCCGTAAGTTCATGGAAGGTAAAGAATTTATCGGTACTGAACCTGCTAAGTTAGTGTCTGCTCTCTATAATAAAGAGCATGACTTGTACATCCTTGGTAAGTACGATGCGGGTGAAACATTTGCTGGTACAGATCGATTGTCCATGGCAGTTCAACCACCGCTACAAGAGTGGATCGCTTCTAACAACTGTAACATCCTGTTCGAAGGTGACCGAGTCTTTAATCAATCTTTCTTGGAGTTCTGTATGAACTTGCCAAACACTGAGTTGATTGTTGTGTATCTCAAGGCTCCAAAAGAACTACTGGAGCAACGCTACAAGGATCGTGGTTCAGACCAGTCCGAGCAATTCCTAAGAGGCAGAGAAACTAAATATAGTAACTTGCTATCAAATTTTGAACTGATGTCCTATATTACTGAGTTTAACAACACTAACTTAGAGGAACAAGCGAAAGTTCTTGCCTTCTTGGAGAATTCTATTAGGTAATGCAAGACCTTTCTAGGTGTTATGACATTCCTAGAAACAGCTAATTACGATTGGATGAAGTTGTTGAACTTCAAGGAAAGACCTTTTAGGGCTAGACTAATCCCATCTAAAGTTTGGAGAGACCTTGATCTGTATCGAAACGATGCAGCAGGTCTCTCATTTTATTTTAGAAAGTGGAGAACCAGACTAGAGTTTTTAAACGAGCCATCAAAGGCTAAAGTCTATAAAAGTTACATTGCTGTCAGCGGCGAGTACGACCCAGAAAAACGACAGATACTGTTAAACATTCATACCAAACACTTTAACGAATTTGTTTTCAACCAAGAAACTTGGGATCGTTTTAAGTTCAAGTTGATCCAAACACTAATGCACGAGATCATACACTTTATGCAGTATGACCGAAGATACGATGAATGTAGTGATTATGTAGTTCCTTACAAGCGTGTTGGTAAGGACAAGATAGATTCCGAACGTAGATACCTTTCAGAGTTTGACGAGATACAAGCATATGCCCATTGTGTCTATCTGGATTTTAAGGTAAATAGACCCAAGGCTGTTCTAACAGACTTACTGGCTTCTGGAACAACCAGAGGTTCCACTACTCTCAAGTACATCCTAAAGACTTTCAACTACGACCACAGGAACAATGCTGCCATACCCAAGCTGTATCAGCAGATCTACAAGTGGGACAGAAAGTATACCAATTTAGCATGAGTCCTAAATAATTCAGTTATCTGTTGACTTTTGTACAATCTAATGTATAATTTCAACACTGAATTCAAAAGGATTGATATGCTACGATTAAAGACTTTCTTAACAGAAAAAATAGTTCTCAAAGAAGCTGCTTTAAGCAGTTCTGTTTCTTCTGACGACAAAGGCAAGCTGCACGAACTGCTGCTTGCAAAACACTTACATCCAGCTGGCACTCTACCAGAACACCACCGTTCTGAGTCTGAGAACGAAGACCACGCTGGTACTCCTCAACAAGTACATGACCGTCTTAAAAAGAAGATTGGTGATGCTGCTTATAATGAGATCGATTCCCACTCAAAAGATACTGCCAAAGCGTTGCTAAAGCACTTGACCAAAGAAGGTCATCTTGGTAATGGTGTTAATGTCGGTAATGTGCACTGGACATCAAACCCAGATAAAGCAACAAAGGCTGGCGACCACGAAAAGACTACTGGCATCAAGGACGTTAACTCTAACGCTGACTTGATCATGACGCTACATAAAGATGGCAAGGTTGTTGGTCATCACGGCGTTTCTGCAAAGTACGGCACTAACAAAGAACCAAACTATCGCAATCCAGGTCTTGACTCTCTAGAGAAAACTGCTGGACTATCATCTGGTACACTCAACGGATTGATGAAAAATCACCACGCCAATATGGAAACTATTGGGTATCATGGTTCTGCTGAAGACCGACATGCTCAGTGGAAAGTTGATAAAATGGGTATTGACAAGGCTCGTGCCGAACATGCTCGTTTAACTGGTTTGGTTGCCACAGACAGAAAACTATCTGCCAAAGAAAAGAACTTGCACAAGCACCTAGAGATGTTTGTTAACGCTCACGACCAAGCAAAAGACAAAGAGCATTTTGCTCAACATTCAGCAACTCGTGCTTCTCAAGCTGAGGCGTCTGCCCTAGTTGGTAAACAAGCGCTGGCCAAAAAGTTCGCAGAAGCAATCGGTACTAAATCTGATCAAGAGTTACGTAAACTTGTAACAGATCACGTTTCTGCTCCAACACATATTCCACACACAGTCGCGCACAGCCACGTGCAAAGCGATGGCTCTTCTAAGGCAGTTGTTAAACCTTCAGACAGTATCGCCAGCGAACACCTAAAGAACTACGAGAATCTTCACGTTGTTCACCAAGGTATCTCTGCTGTTATCCGTGGCACTCACAAAGAAACTGGTAAGATTTCTCGTGTTGCCACTATGACAATGAAAGGTTCTTCTGGACCACACAGAGGCGTTGTTGGTACATTTGGTCTAAAGTAATATGAAAACTTTAAAGACATTTGTTCTAGAGCAAAAGAATACACACATGACACACATCGAGGACTTGGTCTTCGATGGTGGTGTTAATGGCACACGTCAAGCCATTAACTTTCTTAGAAACCTAAGAGACATGTTGGCTGGTAATTCAGCTTCTAAGATTACAGCAACTGTCAAGTGGGACGGTGCACCTGCAGTGTTTGCTGGTATTGATCCACGTGACGGTAAATTCTTTATTGCTAAAAAGGGTGTCTTTAACAAAGAGCCAAAGGTCTACAAGACTGCATCAGAGATTGATGCAGACACAAGTGGTGATCTAGCTGCCAAATTAAAGGTGGCTCTGGCTGAGTTTTCAAAACTTGGTATCAAGTCTGGTGTTTATCAAGGTGACCTAATGTTCACTGATGATACAAAGGTTGAAACTATTGACGGTGAGAAGTATATTACATTCCACCCAAACACTATTTTGTACGCTGTGCCTTTTGAGTCAGAGTTGGGTAGAAAGATAAGATCTGCAAAGATTGGTGTGGTATGGCACACAACATACACTGGCACTTCGTTTGAAACTATGACCGCTGCGTTTGGTAAAGATATAGCCTCAAAGTTCAATCAAGTATCAACAATCTGGATGGACGATGCCACTTACAAAGACTACTCTGGTACAGCAACATTCACCAAGCAAGAAACTGCCAAGGTAACTGCTATCCTTTCCAACGCTGGTAAATTGTTTAGTGTTATAGACACAGTCGCCCTAAACAAGATGGCTGCTGACGATGAGTTGAATATGTTGATCAATACATACAACAACACCAAAGTTCGTGCAGGTCAAAGAATAACTGATACCCGTGCCCATGTAAAAGGTTTATACGACTGGATCCATGCTCGCTATCAAAAAGACATTGACTCAAAGAAGACTGAAAAGGGCAAGGCTGCTGCCGAAGAAAAGCGCCAGCGTATCGTCAAGTTCTTTGCAGACCATGATCAAAGAAGAATCGCAGAAATCTTCCAACTGTCAACTTTAATAGCTGATGCCAAGCAGCTAATAATCTCTAAGATGAACGAAGCTGGTCATATATCCACATTCTTAAAGACATCAAGTGGCTTTAGGGTAACTGGAGTCGAAGGCTTTGTTGCCATTGATCACCTAACTGGTGGCGCTGTTAAGATTGTAGATCGTTTAGAATTCAGTAAAGCTAACTTCTCTCCAGACGTTATCAAAGGTTGGCAGAGATAAGAATTATAAATAGATATAATTACTTTATATAGATGGAAAACGATGAAAAACTACAGACAATTAATAAAAGAATTACCGTCAAAATCAGTTGTGTTCGCCTTTGGTAGATTTAATCCACCAACTACAGGACACGAACTTCTAGTCAAGGCAGTTAAGAAACTAGCCACACAGCGTGGTGCCGACCATGCGATCTATGCGTCAAAGTCTCAAGACGCTAAAAAGAATCCATTGCCAGTAGATAAAAAGGTTCACTATTTGAACCTTATGTTTCCACGCACACACTTTGTTGCAGCCAATGCTCAAGTTAGAACATTCATCGAAGCTGCAAAAGAACTAAACAAAAAATACAAGAATCTGATTATGGTTGCTGGCAGTGATCGTATTCCAGAGTATGAGAAACTGTTGAACAAGTACAATGGATCTGAATTCCACTTTGATACAATTCAAGTAGTTTCTGCTGGTGAACGAGATCCAGACGCCGATGATGCTTCTGGTATGTCTGCCACTAAAATGCGTTCGCTGGCTTCTAAAGGCGACTACGCCACATTCAAGACTGGTCTGCCTTCATCAATGCGTGACATTGATGGCAAGAGACTAATGAACGATATTCGTTCTGGTATGGGTCTTGAAGCGATAAAAGAAAATGTCAAGTTCGATGTAGATTCTCTAAGAGAAAAATACCACAAAGGTCAAATCTATCACATTGGACAATTTGTTGAGTCTAACAACCAACGCTATGAAATTTTAGACAGAGGTAGCAATTACCTTGTCCTTGCCAATTCTAATGGCGATGTTTCTCGTAAGTGGATCCAAGATGTTACACTTTCAGAAAACCAAATAAAAGAAGATGTCTCTACTGGTTATGCTAAAAAGCAAATCACATTCAAGGGATATACAACTAAAAACTTCGACCAAGCAGAGTCAGCGTCGAAGGCATTCCAAGACACAATCGCTAGATCTGGCGAAAAAGATCCTGTTGCTGTTCTAAATGCTCTAAAGAGCACTGATGCTTATATGGCTATCAATGACCGCCACTTAAAGGGTGAAGAGTTAACACAACAAGAAGTACAAGACTGGAATAACTACCACGAGAAAGCTAAAGAATCTCTAGACAGAGTCGGTGAGTTTATGCACCACGAAGATTACTGGCACATGCACCGCCATGAGATTGAAGGCTTCTTAACTAATTACAAAGAAAAAGGTAAGGACGAGATGAACGAAGGACTAACAGACAAGACTTTGAAATCTACAGACAAGATTAAAGTCGCGAGAATGATCGCTACTATTCTCGGCATTGAAACTGCTGAGTCTTCTTCTAATCCAGAGTCATTGGTCAACAATGCTCTACGTAAAGTTAAAACCAAAGCGCTGAATGCAGAAGCTCTTGCAATCTTAGACAAGATGTTAGTGTTGGCTACTGAAGTTGGTATTGACTACGACGCTACCTTAAAACCTAATAAACTAAAAGAAGCCACTGTTGCTAAAGTTGACACAAGCAGCAACTCTAATCTAGCAGGTGATATTATGTCTCCAGCTGATAAGAAAAAACTTGGTCACTCAGTTTCTCACGGTCAAAGCGATACTATTCGCAAGATGAAGATCAAACATATGAGCGAAAGCCAAACAGACGATTGGAAGAAAATCCAACAAATGGACAAAGGCTCTCTGTTGTCTGACAAGTCAGCAGCTAAAAAGCGTTTGGCTTACCTAACAGCTGTACACAATCACCATAGAAAATATGGTAATGATACGTTAAAAGTCAAGAAAGAAATTGAAAATCTCAACAGATCTAAACTAGCAGAAGAAAACAGCTGGGCTCACTACGCTCAACTAATGGAAGAAACATCTTGTGACGCTGCTTACGAAAATCAAAAGATAGAAATTTCTACTGCTGGACAACCTGAACAAGATGTTCCAGAAAACGAGATTGATGAGTTGTTGAATCTAATCACAGACGATGATATTGTCAATGATTATGAAGAAGACGAACTTGCAGTTATCGATCCAGACAGCGGTGAAGAATTGGAATTCTCTGTTAACGAACAAGCTATCTTAGAAGTGCTTTCGCGCATTGAGCGAATGAAAGCTAAATTCCGTATGCGCAAGACTGAAGCTAAACGCGAACGCGCAGCACAGCTAGCCTTACGTCGTCACTCTAATAATTCTACTATCAACAAACGTGCTCGTAGATTAGCTATCAAAACTATGAAGAAGCGTATCCTTCGTGGTAGAGATATGTCTTCTCTTTCTGTTGGTGAAAAAGAACGCATTGAGCGAATGCTACAAAACCGTAAGGCTATCATTGGCAGAGTTGCAATGAAACTTGTTCCAAGAATTCGCCAACTAGAAAAATCAAGATTGTCTCACGACACATTCACAAAGGGTAACTAATATGCTAAGTTTCAATCAATTCCTAGAAGAAAAATGTGATTGCTGGAAGGGATACAAGCGTAAACCTGGAACTGCTCCATGCGCCGAAGGATCATGCATCAAAGAAGGTAAGAATGGTTTGTGGGATAACATCCATGCTAAACGTGAAAGAATCAAAAATGGTTCTGGTGAAAAGATGCGTAAGCCAGGAAGCAAAGGTGCTCCAACTGCAGCAGCGTTTAAAGCATCGGCAGAATCTGTTGAATCTCAGTTTGAATTGATCGAGCAAGCCATCGAAAAACTAGCACAAGAACACAACTTAGATGTAGAAGCTATCTGGGAAACTCTAGAAGAAGTTTCTGATCAAGAATTGTTAGAGTATGCAGTTGATGCTAAAGGACATAAGTCTTCGACTGGTGGCTTAACACAAAAGGGTCGTGACGCTTACAATGCCAAAGGCGCAAACCTAAAAGCTCCTGTGACAACTCCACCTTCTAAATTAAACCCAGACAGCAAAGCTGCAAAACGTCGCAAGTCTTTCTGTGCTCGCATGGGTGGTATGGAAGGTCCAATGAAAGATGAAAAGGGTCGACCAACTCGTAAAGCCTTGGCGCTTAGAAAGTGGAACTGCTAATGGCCAATATACACATTCTTAAAAATACAGAAACAGAAGCTGTAATTAAAATCTACACAACTGAATCCGCTGGACAAACAGTTGATCTTAGCCTAAGTACTGTACTAACAACACCAACACAAGTATATGTGGCAGGTGCTGGAGATTCTCCAGAAACAGACGGACACTTTGCTCAGTATACTGGATCTCACGTTTATATCACTGGAATATGGTGGGGTCTTAAAAAAGATAAACAACTTGATGTTACTCGTATCGTTAACGGTGGCACTGGTTTAATGCACAATCATTATTATCTAATTAATGCTGGATATTATGATTTTGACCACAATGCGTTTGCAGATAGAATTTATGCTGATAAAGACTTTAGATTGATCTTTGATGGTCCAGGTCATTGTATTTTAAAGTTACGTAAGATGGGATGGAACTCAAAGGTTGAAACTCCAGAGTTCTCTGTTTACGATAATGTCAACGCTGTAGGAAGTTAATATGGATGAATTGAAATTAGCGCTAAAAACACTACTGGCAAATCAGTTTGTCATGTACTTTAAAGCACACTCTTATCACTGGAATATTGAGGGTATTAACTTTTCACAGTACCATGATTTCTTTGCCGAGATATACTCTGATGTCTATGGCTCTATTGACAAGACAGCAGAATACCTAAGAATCTTAGATGAGTATGCTCCACGTAGTATTTCTGAGATGTATGCTCACAAGTCCATACCAGAAGATGACGAGGAACCACAATCGGTTTCTACTATGTTATTAAAGCTGTCTCTTGCAAATGAAGAAGTGCTTAATAACCTAAATAAATTATTCACCACAGCAACAGCAGCGAATGAGCATAGTATAGCAGATTATGCTGCAGCCAGATTAGATTCACATAAAAAACACAAGTGGATGCTTCGCTCTAGTTTAAAGGATTAAAATGAAAACATTTAAAGAAATCGTACAACAAATACAAGAAGGCGAAGTCGAGTCTGCAGACTACAAGGTTTCTGCTTCTGGTAAGAAATATAAAGCACGTCACATTGTGTTCGACGCTGACAAGAAAGAAGAAGTCAAAGAAGAAATCTTAGACGTGGCTACTACATATAAACGCCTTGCTGTTAAACATTTAAAAGATCTTTCATCTAAAGATTCTACACAAGCACAAAAAGATTATGCGCGAAAAATGAACAAACGTGCGCTTGAGGCATCTAAAATGAATAACCACACTGATGCTCTTAATCATTATCGTGGTGTATCAGAAGAATTAGATCTTGATGAATCATTTGATCCAAGTGAAATCGCAAGCAACCCAAGAATGTATAGCGCAGATTCTGCAAAGAAAGCATACTACCATAAAAAGGCTTCTGCCAGCGATAAAGAATCTCTTGCGAAACATCTTGATCGTTACCATGGTAATAAAGAATGGCGTAAACCTGTTAAAGAAGAAGCTGTAGAAGAAGCGTATGGTCGTCGTGATGATGCATATACTCGTGACTATAAGTCTAGCGTTAGCGGTATGGGTAAGCGTCAATCTCTTGCATATCATCTTGATGGTGGTGCCAACGATGAAGGTTGGGATGACCACAAACCTGCCAAGCAAGCTGATCACCCACATGCCGTTCACATCAACGGTAAAAAGTGGAAGACTTTTGGTTCACAATCTCACGCTACTAATGTGGCGCGTAAGATCAAAGGCGCGACTGTTCACCGCGAAGAATACGCAACAGAGCAACATGCTCCAGTTGCTCCAACTCTAGATCGTAAGTACATCAAAGGTACTCCAGAACACAAAGCATACAAGGCTACTAAAAAGCCAATTAACGGACACCCAACTAATGTTAAAGAAGAGATGTCTGATGAACAAATGAAAAAACGAGAGGACATCGTCAAAGGTATGAAGAAAAATCTTAGCTCATTTAAAGACAGATACGGTGCTGATGCCAAGTCTGTTATGTATGCAACTGCAACTAAACTTGCCAAAGAAGAACTTAAAGGCGACCAACACAAGTTGGACAAGAATAAGAATGGCAAACTAGACAAGCATGATTTTAAATTGTTGCGTAAAGAAGAGCAAGAAATCACTGAAGCAACAGTAGAAACTAAAAAGTATTCTTGGGGTACTATGAAGACTGTACACCACGGTTCTTCTTTCTCTATTCCGTTACACCCAGAACACCACCAAGCTATCCATGCGCTAAAGGATCAACAAGAACACAAGTTCAAAGATGAAACTGGTCGCCACTGGACTGCCAAGCGTGATGGTGATAATGTTCACTTACACTCTGCCAATGATGGTCCAAAGACTACTATCAAACACAGCGATCTAAAAGAAGAAGTTGAGCAGATCGAAGAACGTAACAAAGAAAACGCCATCAAGCGTAAGATGATGGATGCTTCTCGCGGCGCAAAGTACAAGCTAAAGAACCCAGTTCCAGACGCTGAACCAGAGCACAAAACTGCACAAGCACACAACAAGGCTATTGGTCGTGCTCTGCGTAATGAAGAAGAAGACTTTGGTGTTGAAGAAAAACTATCATTCTCTGACTTTATGCAAAGCCTAGAAGAAGCATGGCCAGGTACTCCAGAGTATGAAAAGAAGTTTCCAAAACGTGTTACAGGTCGTGGTTCTCGCCATGACATCGTTGACACTGGAACTGGCGTAAGAGCCACAGCAAGATATAATGACTCAGATGATGAAAGTGGTGAAAGCGAAAAACACGAGAAGACAGAAAAGCGTGGTCGTGGACGTCCAGCTGGATCTAAGTCTGGTGCAAGAACAAATAAATAAATAAAAATCTTTTAAAGGGGAAAACTATGTCTCTATGGACAATGACAGACGAAGCAGCTGGAAAGCCAAAAAACCTTTCTACTGCTGACGCAGCGGTAACATTTGGTGTTGATGCTACAGAAGCAGCAGTAGCAGCAAACCGTGCCAAGGGTATCAATACTCCAGGTTGGGTAAAGTATACAACTTATACTGATGCTCAAGGAACTACACGTCACAAATCTGAAGTGCTTGTTGCTTCTGGTTCTATGACTGGCGATACTGGTGCAGGTGACGATTCCACTGTTGCAGACGCTTAATAAATAATTATGTAGAAGGGGAGATATACTCCCCTTCATTTTGATAGTAATGGGAATGACAAACGAAAAACTAAATGAGAACAATTTTTTATTGTTCGCCATGCATCACTATGACAACACACAATGTCATTCACTCGAAGAG